GTCGGCGCATAAGCAAAAAGTCGGCGCATAAGGGGTCGGCGCGCAATAAATTATGAACTAATATATGTCATATAAGGAGGGACGCGCACATGGCTATTATTGATGATATCTGCCAATACTATAAGCAACAGGGCAGCATCCAGGGAACCGCTCAGCTTGCGGGCATCAGCGACCAAAAGGCGCGGAAACTGCTGATTACTGCCGGAGCCATCCAGCCCGGAAAAGTCGCGGGAGGCGCTGCTGCACCTTTCACGCGGATTGAAGAAAAAAGAGGTTGCCAAGAAACTGGGGATATCGGTTAAGGCGCTGGAAAGTTATCTACCATATAGCCGGATGCCATACAATCAGCCGACACGCTCCAAGAACGCCGAGAGGCTTTCAGCTTGGAGAAAAAAGCGCCGCTGATATAGTACACCAGCGGCGGGGATTGAAACGAATACAGAGCGCCACAAAGGGCAAGAGTTAAAACATTAACAAGCCAGGGAAAAAGAAAAGCCGGGGCTTGCGCCTCGGCTCTTTTTCTACCACGTCGGGTCTGCTTTTGACAGCTCCCACGGCTCCCCGAACTTTGCTTCATGCGCCTTTTCATAGGCCGTGAGAAATTTTTGCTCGGTATCAACCGTGCCTGCAATTTCCTCCCGCAAATCATCATCCATGAGCGCCGCTGCCGCGTCAAAATCAATCTCTTTGCCGCTTGCATTAATTACCTTTGCCATAATAGTACCTCTTTCCGCCCGTGTGGGCTGTTGATTATTGCTTTCGCCTATTACCACGCTTTTCCAGTGATTGCATGGTTGCCGTCCGGGTTGAGATAACCCTTTTGACCGTCTGACTTACGGAGCCATGAAATAAATACTTGCTTGTCTGGATTCTCTTTTGCCCATGTTTTCGCCGTTTCTTCTGCTTCCTTTTTTGATAGATCGTCGCGCCAAGTTTCGAGTTGAGAATCCCCAAACAAATACATGGCCACTGAGTATTTCATCATAATTCCCCTTCCGCCCATACGGGCTATCAATTATTGTTTTCGGCTCCCGCCGTGCTTTCCAGTCTTACAAAATTATAAAACGTATTTCGCTTCAGGTCAAGCTCTTTCATCGCCTGCGCTCCGCTGATTTCTCGCTGCTTCCACCGGGCATAAACGTCCTGCCAGTTATCGGGCTTAGCTATGCGCTTGCGGCCCTTGTAAACGCCTTTTTGTTTTGCTAGGGCGATTCCCTCAGCCTGCCGCTCCAGGATGTTGGCACGCTCAAACTGATTGATTGCTGCAACAATCGTTACAAACAGCTCCCCGGTCGGCGTGCTGGTGTCGGTGTTTTCCTTGAGCGACACAAGCCGGATTTTTTTGCGCTTGCAATCCTCTAGCATTTTTAGCAGATCAGCGACGGAACGGGAAAGCCGGGAAAAATCCTCAACGTAAACCGTGTCACCCTCGCGAATATACTCCAGCATGGCGCGAAACTGCGGCCGGTCTGTATTTTTGCCGCTGCACTTGTCAATGTACCATTTATCAATGTGATGCGGCTTCAGCGCTTCCACCTGCCGCCCCTCGTTTTGTTCAACCGTCGAAACTCTCACATAGCCGACATTAGCCAACCTGTTTCGCCTCCTGCCGCTCCGCCTCCGCTGTGATTGCCTTACCATGCCATTCAACCGTCCACGCTTTCCCCATCCGCTTCAAATCCTCTTTTGCGTCTGCGATTTCCTCTAGCACCGCCGGATAAACTTCCGCGACACTGTTGCCCTGCATCCCGAAATGGTCACACTCAAAACAGTACGCGGTGAAGTGATCGTTTATTGTGCGGCACGGAACTTTGAGTCGGCGGCATTCTCTGCACTTACCATTACACATTTACATAGCCTCCTATAATAGATTTCTGGAGGCGGGCCAAACGTGACCCGCTGGGCGGCTAAAAGATATATATAGCCTGCGTTCTGCCTGTGATGGCGTACAATTTGCCTGTTTTGTGACCTTGCAAGAGCATACCACTGCACCCGTAAAGGCCCGAAGCGTAACCGACCTGATTGTAATACCCTTCTTCTGCTACGATTGCGTTACGGGTTTCGTTGGTTCCGCGCGATATGTCGACCGCGATTCCGTCTTTTACCATTGCACGGAGTTGCTTCTGTGTGTACTTTGTCATAATAAATGTACCTCTTTCTTTTCGTCGTGCTGCGTGGTACAATTACCATGCAGCCGGGTTGTTTGTTCTTCCGGGTTGCTTGCCGTTCGTGCGATTCAGACACGGGCGGCTTCTTTGCGTACTGGGAGCAATATTGCTTTCCCATTTTCGCTTGTTAATACCGCTGGAGTTGGTTGCCATTCTGTGGGCTGAGTGAATTTAATATTGCCACCCAAAATATTGAAGCAATCAAGTATAAACTCCGCGTTGTAGCACATTCCACCAATGTCATAAATCAGCGGCTTTCCGTGCCTGCGCTCTCTTGCCGGAGTTTCCGCTTTCCAGATTTTTAATTTTGCGGCAACATCTGCCGGGTCGACTTCCGCTGTAATATAGTTGTCAGTATTTGGGACACACTTGCGAATATCAAAACGTGCCCTCGCTGATGCTTCTGGCAGGCCATTAATTGCAGGGTTAAGGAAAAAGGCCGTATAACCGTTTGTGAATAGTTGCTCGCCGTTGTCGGCCCATGCGCCGCGCCTGGATTCATCGCACTTGTCAATGTACTTTGCAGCCGCGCGAGTTCTTTTTAATAATGTGCTACCTCCGTTGACTTTTGCGGCCGCTTCTACGATCTCTTTTTCTGCCATTGTAATAATGGCCGCCGTGTCTCCGCTTCGCGCTAATTCCAATACTTTCGATGCGTTTAACATAATAAAGCCCCTTTCGTTCAATCGAAATATTGTGTCTTCATATCTCTGTAAATGTCTGCTGCTTGCTTAAAGGATGAAAAAGAAAGCCGCTTATAATTGCCGGGGACGCTTATCACCACTTCAAACTCAATTTCTCCGGTGTCTACATCTAACTTTCCAAAAGACAAAGAAACGCTTTTTCCGTTTTCCGATATTGTTGAAATTATCATAATAAAGTTCCTTCCGTTTGTTTGGCCTTTGATTTTTAAGGCCATTTGTTTATAAATGTGAATTGCTACCCTATTCGGATTGACCTTTATACTTTGCCTTGCGTTTATCTGCCGTGTACTCCAGACGGACGCTCAATGCCGTTTGTGCGGACCCTGCAATATATGGCAGATGCCTGCCAGTATCAATGCCAGTATGGCTTCTCCCGTCGTCGTCGCCCCCTCTCGTGGGGGCTTGCTCTTGCCATTGCCTCGCCTCTTGCTTCTGGACGATGATATTACTGCTCGCCGTATTCGCGCTTGAAAGCCTCGTCTGCGGCCTTGTACGCTGCCTTGAGTTCCATTGTAGCTACAAGTACCCATGCTTCACGGGGCAAGCTGTTGCCCTGCTTGACCTTCTCTTCTGCGATCTCTGCGGCCTGCTTGGCGATTTCCCAGGCATTAAACGCCGCGTCCATTTCTTCCTCGGTGCTGTAGTCGCTGTATGTGGCCGTGTCAAGCGTGCCGTAATGCGTAGCTATGATGTGGTGCCCGTCTGCCGTTTCAATCATAAAGCTGTCGTCTTCATGGTCAAGGCTGTACTGCCATGTCTGGATACCCATTGCAGCATACTTTACGGCGTTCTTGTGGTTCTCGGTGGCATGTTCAATGTAAGTGTCAATGTCGGTTTCTCCAGCCATACCAACCAGTTTCGTGATGCCCTGCGCTTTCAATTCTTCCAGTGCGTTTATCAGTGTCATATCAATACCGCCTTTCTGTTTGTCAACATCTGTTTGTTTGCTTTCAACATCACCATAGTAGCACCGTTTACTTACGTTGTCAAGAGATTTTTTAATATTTATGCAATTATTTTTTTCATAGTACGGACGGCGTGGGGCGGGGGTGCCCCTATTTTTTGGTCGCGATTTGGCAACGTAACCCCAGTAAATACCCCAAAAATTCAAACAGGCTTTACCAAACTAAAGCGTTTATTTCTTCTCTCTCAGCTTTTGCTCTTTGCATTAATATACGATATTGCTTGAATAATTATACATATAGTTGCAAACACAGCTATTGACAAAATGGCAAAAGTATGGTAATATAAAAGAAAAAAGGAATGGGCTTAGATGCTTATTATCAAATGGGGCATTGCTGAAAACGCTCAATATCTGGAAAAGGCAGATAATTGGCTGGAATCGACATGGAATAGAAACCCAGAAGCGGCAGTTCGCTTTTCTTCGGGAGAAGAAGCCCACGCCATAATTCATCATTATTTTCCCAACTTTTGCAACATGAAAATTATTGAAATTGAAAAGTGAAACGGAGCGCAAGTTGTATGAGCGAGATTCAAAAGGCAATAAAAGAATTGCAGACCATATATTTCCCAACGCACAGTCATGACAAAGCAATTCAAATGGCCACTTCTGCCCTTCAAGAACAGTCCGAGCGCGAAAAAGGCTGCGAATACTGCAACCCAGAAGCTATGTGCGATAACCCAATATTTGCCAAGCACATAAACGGTTATTGGAAGAGTGGAAAATGCTGCGATACTGGCGACGGCGCAAGAGCTAACTTTTGCCCCCGTTGCGGCCGCGATTTAAGAAAGCCGGTGCAGAAATGAGTTGTGAAAGCGGCTCTTGTAAAGATTGTGCAACCATTCAAGGCGCAATTGCCTATTTCAAAGGGCGCAGGGACGGAGATTGGAACGACCCGTGCCAAGGAGCATTGAACACTTATCTGGGGATGGCAATTGATGCGTTGGAAAAACAAGCAGAGCCGGAAAACAAGCCGCTTACGCTGGAACAGCTGCGGAAGATGGGCGGGGAACCGGTGTGGATTGCTCTGCTGAATATCGCAAAACAGCCCACATGCGAAGTTATTACTAAAATCTGTGAAGATGGTATTCACACAGTGGGCGCAGGAGGCAGTGGCTATGCGTCGTTTGGCCTATACGACAAAGCGTGGATTGCCTACGCCCGCAAGCCGGAAAAGTGATTGCAATTCCCTTTCCAATGCGTAATAATTCAATAAAGGGGTGACATCTATGAACAAATCCTTGGAGTTCCTTTTGAAAAGGATAGCCAGCGAAAAATATGAGTCTGATTTCACTGCTGATGAATGGAGCAAATGCAAAGTAATTCCATTTGATGATTGCATCCGTGACTATTTAGAAAGCAGCGACTTTCCCAAGCAAATATGCCACAGCAATGATGGTAAATTCGTGTACAACGGACATAGTTCGTATGTGAAATATGACGGTGACGCCAGCTTTGAGTATATTCATACCGTCACTTACAACCACGACGGGACGCTTGCATTCTACATTGATACTGTTAAACGGTGCATAAATGATATTCTGTGTGGCGCTACGATTGATTCAAGAAAAGACCCACGAGAAAAATATCAATTTGATAAATTTCCTCCATTTCAATATACGGTTGGCGATATCCTTTGCGCCGAAAGTGCAGATATCTTGCCGCCGAATGAGAAAATTAAGTTTCCCCACACAAAACAATCTGTTTGTATTCCAATCAAATTTGACTTGCTTTAATATGCACAATGCGGCATAATACTCTTGGGTGATTTGAATGACAATCGGGGAGAAGATTAGAGAGATTCGGGAATCAAAGAAATGGACGCTTGAACAAGTGGCAAACCTAACCGGAATGTCCCGCCAGCGTGTGCAGGCCATTGAATCTAGTACCGGATATCCAATGATTTCAACGATACAAAAAATTGCTAAGGCTCTGGGATGCCCTTTACGGGATATTCTTAACGAGCCATTGGAACTTTACCTTGATGCTCCGGCAAAAACAGATGATACGGACTATCCGTGCGCGAACGCCGAGAAATGCCCATTTTTCAAGAAAAGAGAATGATATGCAAGAAATTTGGAAAGACGTTGTGGGGTATGAGGGACTATACCAAGTAAGCAATTTAGGCAGAATAAA